ATAAATTAAATTATTTTTCAATGAACATACCAATTATTTAATTTATTATCATAAAAACTTATGTTAATATTATATAATTAGTATTAATATAATTAATGAGTGGTGGTTCGCCATACATGTCATACGGAGGAAATGATGAAGAAACTTATGGAGGTGATGTTTACGGCGGCGATATGTACAATGCCGGAAATATTGTTTTGGGTTTATTAGTTTTGTATTTGCTTTATGTTGTATTTTATGTACCATATCAAGAAAAGTCGAAAAGTAAAGTGAAGGAAGGATTGTATTTTCGGAATGTATATTAATGTATAACGCAAAATGAAAATTGAATTTAACATTATGATTTAAACACTTACCGAGTGATTCTTTATATACAATGGCTGACGCATCAATCAAAGGAGCCTTATCTGATATTGTTAAATCAGTTACTTCTAGTAAGGGAGTATTGGATGAAGTAAAGGATGATAATAAGTTGGTATTAGATTTACTAGAATCAATAAATCAGAAAGTAAATGATTTAGCGAACAAATTAGATGCGGTATTAAGTGGAGGTATTAAGAAGCCGAAAACTATTTCAAATCAAGTCGCGTCAAAGCCATCGGTTGTAGAAGATGATACCGAGATTGATGTAGAAAATGAAGAAAATGAACCAGTTAAAGCAAAAGCTAATAGCAAACCAGGTAAACAAACTAAGTCGGTTTCTTCTAAAGAAGAATCAAATGAAACTAAGGCTGAATTTAAGACCGAAACTAAGACGGAGGCTAAACCGAAAAATACTAAAAAATCCACTACAAAAAAACCCGCCTCAAATAAGTCAAATCCTTCTAATACAAATGCTTCCGATGATGACGAACCTACCAAGGTTATTAATAATATCATGACATATTTCAAGAATAGATATACTGAGAATCAGAATTCATTTGATTCGATTTTAGAGGAAAATCAAGCTAAATCTGAATTTCTGAAAAATGCAGAAGAATTGAATAATAAAAAAGAAGGTGCTCAAAAAATTAAGGCTCAGGCTACAATCCTATATAAAAGTTTGACAAAAACGCAGAAGAAAAAGATTCGTGATATGATGTCAGAGGAAAATGACGCATCAAACGCTAATAATGATGAAGATGTAGAGCATGCTGATGTATCTGATTAAACACAATATTTTTAATAATATTATATTTTTTTTTGTTTTTTGTGATATTCAGGATAATATTCATATTAGATAATTATTAAATTAAAAGAATAATACATCACATTTATGATGGGTGATTTTATTAATAATTTGTTAAATGATATTTCTAAGCATAAAAAAATACAAAAAAATTCTAAGTTATTTATAAAACATAAAAATATTAAGAAATTTGCATTTAATAGAAATATAAATAAATTAGATGTTGATGATCTTCCTATTGAGTGTTCTCTTGGAAATTCTTACTTAATTAAAAATAATACTATAATAGAAATTTATAGCTGGTGTGATTATGCTCATTCTATGTATATACAAATTAATTCGTTTAGACCGACCTGGTTAGCCAAAATGAATATAATTAACGTTGAAAACGGGGACCCGGATAATATAGAATATATACTAGATGGATGCAATGTATTTTATTCGCCTAATTGTTTGCAATATGAAATTTTACAATTTATTTTATCTGGATTTATTTTATACATATAAATAAAGGATATATTATAATGAATATGGATAGTATATTACATAATTATCTTACAAAATTAAGAATAATTAGTAAGATACCTGAACGAGGCAGATTAGACACAACCCAAAATGATCTTAATATTTATACACCGACTGTTGCTAATTGGATGTGGCGCAAAATTAATGGGGATTCAAAAGAATGCACAACAAAATATTTAGTAGGATTATACCGGGAAATTAATGCATTTTCAGACCAATTAATGTATAATATTAACACAGAAACTAATAATATAGTAAAAAACAAACGAATTACTATGCTTGTTTCTTTGGCTGAAAAAATTAAAGAATCGCTATCGGGTATAAGAAATTTAATATGCACATACCAAGAATTTATAAAAATCGTGTCTACATTGGAATGTTTGGAACAAGATATAATAATACCACAATATCAATCTATGAAACGTTTCATACCATTAGAATATCAGACGGATATTATAAAATCAGCGATAACATATGAACATATACATATGAGCACAGGTATGCAAAATTCAAGACATGATACAGATATAAAGAATGATAAAGAAACTGATGATATTGAAATTCATAGGAGTAAACCTATATTGATACCTAATTCGAAAAAGACATCGGATGCAGACGAGTCGAATTAATAAATATAAATAGAACTTTTCGAACTGTATATAATATAGATGTTTAATAAACTATTAAAAACTGATTTTTTCGATACAGTCGAAAGAAACGCGATTGATACAGTAATAAAGGATGACAGACTCCGATACAAATCTATATTTGATTTAATAAATGATGCAATATTAGAGGATACCAGTGTTAAAAAAGATAATTTGCATAATGATAAAATAGTATTCAGTAATATTAATAGAATATTGGGAGAAAAAGAATCGTCATTACCCGATGACCGTATGATATTATATACAACCCATACAAAAAAGATAGCGACTACTATAGCAAATTTGATACATAAAAATTTTGGTAAATTTGTTCAAATGAAGTCCATTATACCTAATGAGGAATATGATGTAATGTATAACATGCGAAATTTGGTAAAAATATATAGAATAGATAGATATAAGAAAATTAAGTTAAATGATTTATTCAATACTGTAATTATTGACAAATTAATGTATTTCCCCGCGGAAGTTGAATTAATAGACGTGTATCATAAATTATATTTACCGAATTTTAACGAAGATTGGCCTCAATTAATCAATTACGAGAAAGGGTTGTATAAAACTATTATAGAAACTGACAAAAAGGGAGGAGCTCGAAAATGCATCGAATGTAAAATCAAAAGGAAATTAGATGTATATCAAATTAAACTATTATTGTTAAATTTTTTTAATAACGAAAATTTCATTTTTGTAGGAGCTTGGGTGAATGGTATTATAAATAATTATGTAACAGATATTAACAATAGCGATGACCCTATGCAAATAATATCGGAAAATGATATAGAGCATGATTTTGGTAATATATTAAATTTTATATCGGCATTTACCAATTATGGCATTTACTATAAGAAGAAAAAATTATATATTCCAAAAGATAACCGTATATTTAAACATACTATTTATATTAAATATCCAACACTTGGCAATGAATTAATAGACAAACCATTTCTTGATATATATAATTGTGGTTCATACGAATTAATACCATTTACTAATGTCAAATATAAAGATAACAATTTAAAAATAGGGAATATATATGTTCAGCTAAGATTTTTAATGATTGATTTATGGATTATAAAATTAATAAAACATATTAAGGGTATTGATGAAAATATGTTTAACAAACGAAAGGACAATATTTTTGATATGATAAAAACAATAAAAAAGAAAATGACTGTTGGCAAAAAGGAACAATATATAGGAATTAATTTCGATGAAATGATTGAACAAAAATTAGAAATTTCAAAAAAACAATTAAAGAAGGATGTTTATTACCCCGAATTAAGTATTAAAAAAACAAGCAAATATGAACTAATAGCAACGACTTCATAGATATTCGTTGGATTGACTATTATTTAAATATTCTTCCAGTAATCTATCGGCTTCCTTATAAATATTGGATTCGAGATTATTTGCGATATTAGAATCTATTAATGCTATTTTTTCTATATTGGATCTAGCTGTTTTAAACATATTTTGCATTATTTGATTTTGCTTTTCTCGTGTATATTTTGATAGTCTCGAAACCACAATATTTTTTTCTTTAACGGGTTCGCCGGGTAATTCGGCTATCAAATTATCTTCTCTAGTATGTATGGATTCGCCATTGTTTTTTGTAGTAGATTCGCCGATGGATTCGCCATTGTTTTTTGTAGTAGATTCGCCACTTGGTTTAGCGGTTTCTGCGGCATTACGCGAATTTCTTATGCGTTCCCATATCATGTCTTGATCGCTTCCGATGAAATCAGTCTCCAAAAAATCTTCGGGGGCTAATTCTTTCATTTGCTTTATTTCAGTGCTTTGCATTGATTTTATCAATTTTAGATTTTCTAAATGGTTTGTATATAGTTTTATTATTCCTTCATGCAATTTTATTTGAGAATCGATATACTCCATTATTTAATTTAAAAATTGAAATCTATAATCAACTATATATTTCATTGCTGTTAATTTTTATACAATTATTCGATATGAATACTGACAAACTAATTGTGTATTCGGATGGAATGATGTCGTTACCATATTCGTATAAACAATTTAAATCAATTCCCAATCATAGAGGGAGTTTGTTTGTACCAATTAATACTAAACATTTAATAGACTGGGAATCAACAGGCCCATTAATAAAAAATATGAGTCTAGGCCGATTTCATAATAGTAATATAATATTACATGATTCTAATAGTGAGATAAAAAACGAAGAAAAAAATCTTAGACCAAGAGGATTGCCTGATTCTCATATAGTACAGGTGGAAAATGTAGTAGAAATAGATGAAGGAAAAAATCAAAGACACGATAGACAAAGATGGCATCGCATGGCTGTACCTCCTGCTGAATTAAAACAACCCGAGCGAAACCAAGAAAGAAACCAAGAAAGAAATCAAGAAAGAAACCAAGGAAGAAATCAAGAAAGAAAAATGCCAGACCCGCGGCCTGCAGATGAAGCTCTTTATAATGAAGAAACTTTATGGAATGATATTGCTTCTATAAGATGTTGTGATAGAGACGAAGGCGTTATGACTATAAATAATATTCGTTTATCTCGTGAGAAATGTACTATTATACTAAATGTACTAAATGATATACATTTACCATTATTACGAAATTGTTTAAGAAATGTGCCTGTAATGGATGGTATAGACGAAAGTGATTATGATGATTTATTGACACATGTTATATGCAAGGGACGAGACTTTTATTCTGGGATTATACGAAACCCTGAAATTGTATTATATTTATGCGATCAGTATTATCCGATTTATACATGGTTAAATCAAAAGGTTAACGAGCCTGTATAAAATTTTAATCGTAAGAATCTGTATATTTAGTATTTGAAATATTCGGCAATTGATGCGATTCGGAATTTGTGAGTTCCTTATTCGATGATTCCAATTTTGGCATATCTGTATTAAGATCGGGATTTGGCATGTCATCTTTATGAATTTCTTCGATCATAATACCTAATACTACTTTATTAGAATATGAGTTATTTATTTTTTCTTCCAACTCGATTATTTCATTCGTAATTTGTCTTTGTGTGCCCACTAGTTCAGTAATCATATTAGCAGTTTCTTTATTAATTGCGTTAATGTCATAGTCACTAGTATTGGTTTTCATATCCATCAATTTCGCCAAAGATTCTTCCAAGAACAATTTTTTATGTGATAGTTCATGTAAAAATTTAGGACGGAATACCCAATTATTTTCATCCAATTCTAATTTAGTATTTACTAACGGTTGACTATTAATCATACATGATGCAACAATTGATGAATATGCTATTTTAATGCAATAATACAAAAATCCTATTGTTTCTTTAATTCTTTCATGATGAATCACCTTATCAATCTCATTTTTACATGATTCTTCTAAATGAATAGGCTTTAATGTGAATTTAACATATATATCTTTTTTATAATTATCGAATGGTAATAATATTACCGGCAACGATATTTCTGGCATATTATCCTTAAATACAATATTTGGATGTTCATCTAAGAACATAGAAATATATTCCATAATAGGTTTTTCAGCTATATTAAATATTTGTTCAGTCTGTTGTTTGGTCATTTCATCAGTTTCTGAGTTCATCAAGTTAATCATTTTACACGAGAATTGCACCAAAATTATATCTATATTTATCTTATATGTTTAAATTAATATACCAAAAAAAAATATATCTATCATTACACATTAATTAGAAACAGTGGGAGTTTCAGAATTCACTACTACATCACTTTCATCAGATGATTCTTGTTCGCTCTTATCAACATCTGATGTCTTTTGGGTAACACCCTGTGCTACCGATTTATTCGTTGGGGTTTGCGGTGGATATACAAACCTATTTTGAGAATGAAACCCCGATTTTACATTCCCTTGCCCATTATATCTAAAATTAACAATTCTATTAGGTTGAGTATATTCATCATTATCCGTTCGATGTCTGAATTGTCGACTGTCGTTATTATTTCTACTGTTTCTATTGGTTCTATTGGTTCTATCAGAACCGGTGGTTCTATTAGAACCGACATCTTTATATTGGTCGGATTGTGATAATTGCATATCATCATCGCGGACATTACCCTGAACATTATTTTTGAAGTTCCTATGTTTACTGCATTCATATTGAGAATCATCCCACTTAACATATACAACTCCTTGTAGCCCAAAATGTCTAACAATACACTTAGCTTCAGTCCATAGCATTAAATGATTAAGACGCGACCTCAATAAAAACTTACAAAAATTGACCGGATTCTTTCTGTATAGAAATTGAACAAGAGAATGCGTAGTGGTTTCGTCTTCTCCAACCGGTAATGATGCATTTAAATGGTCCTTTAGTTCAGAAATTGTAGTGTCGTTTAATGTCTTATTCACGATTAATTCACTATTACGAATAGCCTTATAACTTTCGTATAATCGTTGGGGAGGAGCGAATCGGAATGATGTTCTGCTTGTCATATTTCGAAGTGGTATTTATATAATAGTCTTACATTATCTTTAATATATTTTACGACAAAAAATATTAAATACATTTAGTATTTTTTTGTCATTCTAAGCTGTTCGAATTTATTTATACTATGAATAGGAATTTCATTAAATTGGTTTATTATTCTGATATTTTCATCTGATATTATCATTTGATTTTTTTTTCTAAGATTAATATTATCATAATCATTTACAGTGTGTATGAAATGATTTAGCGAATCTATTTGATTGCAAAATATATTCTTTGATGCATTATAAATATCAGTCATTTCACTTATATTCATGGCTGACGTTAATGGTGTCAAATCCTTATTTCTAACTCTTTCAATAAATAAATCATATATTTTTTGTTTGTATGACGTGAATGGGAATTGGTAATTTTTACACACTAAATATATTTCTGAATTTGTTCGTTTTGATGTTAATGGTTTTGATATTATCACCTCTGCAAATAATTGTTTTAATAATGATATATAAGAAATAGTGAATAGTTCAAATATTGTATAAAGTTTTACTACCATATGACCACCGGATTTTAAAGTAACAAGTCCGCATACAATCTGGCATATACTTAATAGAAAATGAGTTGATTCTTGAGCATTATAGTCATTTGATACATCGGTTCCTAAATCGCATGTGTATAAATCAACTAATCTATCTGTTTTGGGTTTTCTATGTTTTTTACTTATTTTATTCTGAAAATCTAGTATATTATCTATCTGGGCAATATCACCATTATTTTTTTCATCCATAAGCCAATTATTTGGATAATTAGAATACAGATTATAACTATCTTCGAGTGGTGTTTTATTAATATCTGTAGTTGTTAAAAGTGATGATGCATACCATTCAAATGTTTTTATGCAGGTTAATGTTTTAATAAAATGATTTGTTGCTAAAATAAAACTGCCTGGAAATGATGCATTGTCAAAATAAACAAAATTATTCAAAAATTTATCCATAGGAATCAAATTATGCGTATATAAAAGTTCGTAACATTTAAGCCATGCATTAGTAATATTGTATGTTCTTATTTGTTTTGCGATTGTATATTTTTGCTTCCTAAAAGGGTCGAATAAACGCATAATTTCATTAGCGTGTTTATTTTTATAAATTGTGTCTAATGTACTTTTAGTTTCATTCAACATATCTTTTATCATCGATATTAGATATAATGATTCATTAAATTCGGTATCACATTGATTAATCGAAAAATTCATCGTATCTGTATTTCAATAGTTGATTATAATTTATAACTTATTCAATTTTAAAAAAAAATGAATATTTGGGAGCTATATTAATTCTTTTTGAACCTGCAACAAGCAGTACTTTCAAAAAATGCCGTGCAAGACTATGCGAAACGAGAAGCAGAAGCTAGCAAAGCTCTTAAAGAGCAAGAAGTATCACCCCTGGCGAAACACAAGGAGGGAATGGTGCATCCCGTTGTTACATACGACTCCCTTTCAGGAGGCGGGTGTCGACATGGAAATGCTGCGGACTGTGGCAGCCGCAGCTGGAATCGCGGGCTGGGGAGAAGGTAGTCCAAACCTCATCAACCTCGAACTGTTGAACGGGAGGCTTCAATATTCGAGGCGGCTGGTTAAGAGCCTGCGCCGTAGAATCCAGCGGTTGACTCTTGCCGTCATGAATGGTGAGAATCGGAGGGAGTGGCTCTTCAAGATCCTAAGGGGGATGTTGGAATATTGGACCAAGCGGTGCGTCCAGTACTTTCACAACCAGTTACTTGTGGTGGAAAGAGCCGGGAATGAAATCGCGAGTGCGATGGATTACAAGCCTAAGTTCGGCCCTCTTCCCCTCAAGGACCGTGATCTCTCGGGGTGTGGGGCATGCACAAACAAGGCAGTGACAAGCCTGGGAGGTTTCGGTCTGTGCTTTGTCTGCGCAGATAATGCGCTGAGGTAGGCGTGCGTGTGTTGTGTGCGTGGGCTGCGGCGTGCGTGGGCTGTGGTGTGCGTGGCTG